GTGCGCCTCTATTTTGAACTGTTCCAAATTGACCTAAAATTTGGTCAATATTTACATTATTTAATGTTGCTAACACTGAAGCCGCAACATTATCTGGTGACATTGTTGCAAATGTTCGCTTCCAACGTTCTGTATGTAACACTCTCTTAAATGCTGTATCTTGTGTTACTGCTTCTACATTTGCTTTAGTTAGCTTTGTTTGGGCTTGAACCTGTTGTACTTGTGCTTCAGACACCTTAGCTTGCGCTTGCATTTGTTTTGCTGATGAATAATCTTTATATCCTTGCATTGCCGCCGCCCCTATATTCATAGGACTGTAACTTGCACCAGCTGGGGTACTTGCACCACCATACTTAGCGGCCAATATTGGATTAATCCCTGCGGCTCGCATATCTGCCATTTGACGCTGTACTGCTGTATTAGACATTTGGGCTTGAAAGCCCATTTGTCTCTTAGCCGCTTTTTTAGCCTGTTGGTTAGCTAAATACGCACCACCTGCAGATATTAATGCTTGCCACATTATTTACACTCCGTTACATATATTCCTAAATTTGCACTAATGTCACATACAATGCTCGCCCAATTATCAAGGCCGTTAGCCATAAGCCAAAGGACAACGCCTCCGATAACCACGGGCGCAACAAAGCGCTTAAGTAACCCAATATAAATTGCATATTTAGCTCTCATTTTTCACCTAAAAATGATCTATTAATCCAGGCACACTGTACACTGGCATTGGTCTTGTTGTTTTCATATCGAAAAACCAGTCAAATATTAAATCTGGCTCATTTATTACCGCTACAACGCGGTCAATTGGTGGGTTTTCTTCGATAAACGTATTATTCAATACTGGTAACGCGCTGAAATCTTGACTGAGATGCCAAACATCAAGCGACCCTGTTGCCGCACTACGCATTTTCCCTGTAATTTGTGACGGCTTGTAACGATATTCAGCGTACCGTTCTTGATATCCAAATACATCGGTATCTGCTGACGTACCTTGCGTATAAATTTCTTCATTTAGGATTGCCTGCTCACCTAAATGCGCTAAAGCTGGCCAATAAAAGTCCCAGCGGTCGCGCCGCTTCCACATCCTATTCATACCTTGTTGATATGTTAAATCGGCGAATACATTTGCCAAACCTATAATAACGCCATGTTCTGTAAATGACTTCGTAAACCCGTGTCCTCCAACACCTACTTGCGCCATAGCCGCTAAATTACCCTGCGGCGTTGTTGCATCTGTACTGCTAGTTTGTGGCACCGCCTCAAACCCGACTGGCGTCTTGCCACCGCCCAAATATTCTGGTCGCTGCAAACGCGCATCTGGTGAAGTAACACCAAAATGACTTTGTAAAATTTCTGTATACCTTGTACCACCTCGAGCATCACGCTCGTATAATTTTTGTATCTGAAACGCTTCACGCAAATCGTTTATTGTGGCTGCTGTTGCTGTACTCAAATCAGCATACAAATTTGGTGTAACAGATATAGAATTATTCTGAACAGTAACTCCAGAACCTAAATCCTGCAAATAAGCAGTTCCGGTACCGGCTACTGTACTGTCAATAAATGCATAAGTACCTGAACCTACATTAGTTGTAAGTGGAGCTTCAGTACCAAGAGGCAAATTAACTGCGTCTCCTTTTTGCGGCCAAGGCAATGCACTAGTAAAATAGTCATGACGCTTACCACGTTTAAGCAACACATAATCACTAACACTATCTGGACCATCATCTTTATCGACAACTACACTGTCCTGTAGATTTTCATCTCTAAACCACTCGTTCCAAATTAAATTATAAGCTCTACCATGCAGATTGTTAAACTCAATACCATTAACATTGATTGGCAAACCCATATAATCAAACAATGAACTGTCTGCAATACTTACACCTGCACCCAACGTAATCTGAGGCACCAAATAACTTGTGCTATCTGTTGGGTTATCCTGAGCGCCATTAAACCGCTCCCAATTGTCCCAAATCAACCTATTTGGAACAAAAAAGAAAAACGTTTCTACATACAAATTATCCATGATTGGATAAATTGGGGTGGCCAAACGGCCAAACCCCATTGCATTCACACTAAATGTATCGCCCGGCAATACCTCGTCGACTAAAATTGGGATTAAATAACCTGCATCAAACGTAGTTTTTAACCCATGGCTACGATTAAACGTTGACCTTTGAATGTCAGCTTGTGGTACTCTGCTGAATTCATGTTTCATAACTGTTGGTAATGTTCCGGTGCGACTATTTAACATTTATTTATCTCCAAGTGTCTCAACTTCTATAATCTTTTTCTTTTCTTCTACAACTATTTCTGCTGTTGTATCTTCAAAAGTACCTAATCTATGCAAACTGTAGTCAGATGGATGTTTTGCAAACGGATGGTCACCGTTTTTTACCGCTTCTTGTATCGCTCTTATTGCTGTACCATCTGTAACTTCTAAAAAAGGCGTTGAATATATCTCTGCTTTTCTATCATACACTGCATAATAAACTTTTTTCATCTGAACTCTCCTAAAGATTTCTTATTAGCTTTTCAAGCTTCCTCATTTTAACTTCTTCTTCGACCCATAACCTATCCATTCGATGATCATAATTAATTATTGGGTCATCCATACTTTCTATGCGCTTTTTCTTAATGTCAACCATTATTTTTTCGTCGCATAACTTATCATAATAACGTGGTGGCCTAACTTGTTTGCCATTAACAACAATAAAATCGTGTTTATGGCAATCATGCCACCCGTATTTTTCGTACCATGTTGCCCCGATTCCAGGTCTTCTGCTCATGGTACAATATTCTGGTTTTATTTCGTTTATTATTTCTCCTGTATCTAAATCGACCTCACGATAATGTTCTATCGCTTTTTCTCCTGTCATCTTTTTCATAACATATCTTGCACAATATGCTGCGCTTTCAAAAGTGACATCTCCTATTGTGTGAAACCCATATGGCCAAAGCTGTTTTAATTCTTCACTTACATACAGCCTAATATCATCTCTTACAGACCACAATTTTTTATCTTCAAAATCATGCCCGAATAACAATGCATGATAATGTGGTCTCTTATTTTTATCGCCATATTCTCCACAGTGAAAAAACCTAATCTTATGATTATATCTTTCCCTTAATCGTTTCATAAATCTCTGAAACTCACTTACATCCAGCGAAGCTGGATTTTCACGACTCGACAAATACTCATTGTCGAACGTTAAGGTTATAAAACAATTATCTTCGTGCATTTGAGCTTCATGGACGCATCTTATCGCCCATTGCCGACTGTATTCTAATCGGCAGCCAATACACCTACCACAAGCTAAATTAAAGCCCTTTGCGTAGGCAAAGGGCTTATCAA